TGGTTACTTAGCAGCATCACCTAAGGCCGCAGTACAAAAAATAAGAAAAGATGTAATTAATGCAATTAAAACAGTAAAAAGTGGTGGTGATGTTAAAAAAATTCAAACGTTAAAACACCAACTTGAAAAATTAGAAAAGATTGGTGGATTATCTTCGATAGTACCATCAGAGGGAATTGTATTTAAATATAAAGGCAATACTTACAAGTTTACGGGGGCATTTGCACCAGTAAATCAAATAATGGGGTTATTAAATTTTTAGGACAATATTATGGCAGGATATAGTAAAGAAACAGAAAGACAGAATAAAGCATTAAAGTCTATTTTAAGGGGCGAAGATCCAGAAAAACGAGTATTTTTTGGATATGAAGGTGATAAAAAATTAGCTAAAAAAGAATACGAAGAAGCTCAAAAACAAATTGAAAAAAAATTAGAAGCAACAAAAGAAGCTAGAATGCCGTGGTTCTGTCCTGAATGTGAAAAAGTAATGAAAAAAAAGTTAGATACTAAGATGTGGTATTTGTACAACCAGTGTTTTGATTGTCAAGTTACTGAAGAAAATAAATTGAGAATAGCTGGAATTTATGATGAGTGGGAACAAGAAAAACTTACAAAAAATAAATTGGCTTGGATAACTGATAGAAAACAAGAGATATTAGAATTTAAGGAACAAAAAACTCCTACATTCTATAATCAAGTTAGACCAGATGGCTATAGTATTGATACAGAATCATGGAAAATGGATACGACTCATATTAAAAAATTAGCAAATGAAGCATTAGAACATTTAGAAAAAATAGAAGAATCCTTAAAATGATATATTTATATATAGAGAAATAGGTTGATGCTGATATTGACGATGCAACAGATTTTTTAAAGAAATTTTCTAAATAATAATAGGAGAAAATAAATGTCAACAATAGTAAGAGGCCCCAGTGGAAGAACTGATGTAACATCACAAATAAGCGGGTCTGGAGTATACGCTAAACGCACAAACCCGAGCTTAACAAATGATGCTAAATTTAATAAAGTTCATATTGTAAGTGGTTCTGCAGATGGAGCGGGCACTAGTATTTTCGAGGCTACTGGATCAAACAGAGGAGTAAGTGGAGTCATCATGAAAAGTGCTGGAAATTCTTATTTATGGCCAGTTAAAGGAAATAAGATAGCAGCCAGTGATCTCACCGCAAAATCACAATATGATATTGGGATTCAAAAAGTAAGTGGTAGTGGATATTTTTATTTATTATATTAATATAGTAGGAATATAAAATGGAAAGAAATAGCAAAGGGCAGTTAAAGGATGCTATTAAATCAGAATACGTAAAGTGTGCTCAAGATCCAGTATATTTTATGAAAAAATATTGTATGATTCAACATCCAATAAAGGGAAAAATACCATTTCATCTTTATGATTTTCAAGAAAAAGTTATTGAAGATTTTATACAATATGATTATAATGTGATTTTAAAAGCAAGGCAATTGGGTATGTCAACATTGACTGCTGGATATTCATTGTGGTTAATGACATTTCAAAATGATAAAAATATACTTGTTATTGCTACTAAACAGGATACTGCAAAAAATTTAGTTACAAAAGTGCGGGTGATGCATGCTAATTTACCAAGTTGGTTAAAACAAAAATGTGTAGAAGATAATAAATTATCTTTAAGATATAAAAATGGGTCACAAGTAAAAGCTATTTCAAGTAGAGAAGAAGCAGGCCGTTCAGAATCTTTGTCATTATTAATTCTTGATGAGGCGGCATTTATTGAAAAAATAGATTCTATTTGGGCATCAGCTCAACAGACACTTGCAACAGGTGGTAGATGTATTGCACTTTCTACTCCGAATGGTGTTGGTAATTGGTTTCATAAAACGTGGGTAGATGCTGAAGATGGATTAAATCAATTTAATTTTTCAAAATTACATTGGTCTTTACATCCAGATAGAGATGAAGAATGGAGAAAAGAACAAGATAAATTACTTGGCCCGTCAATGGCAGCTCAAGAATGTGATTGTGATTTTCTGACCTCTGGTAAAACAGTTATTGATGGTATTATTATTGAAGAATATAGAGTGGAGTTTGTGAGAGATCCAATGGAAAAAAGAGGAGTTGATTCTAATATTTGGATATGGGAGCCACCAAATTATACAAAAGATTATATAGTATGTGCTGATGTAAGTAGGGGAGATGGAACAGATTATTCTGCGTTTCATGTTATTGATATAGAGGAAGTAGAACAAGTAGCAGAATATAAAGGAAAAATTTCAACAAGAGATTATGGAAATATGTTAGTTAATATTTCAAAAGAATATAATGATGCTTTATTGGTTATTGAAAATAATAATATTGGTTGGGCAACGATTCAGCAAGTAATTGATAGAGATTACGATAATTTATTTTATATGAGTAAAGATTTACAGTATGTAGATACACAGAAACAAATAAATAATAAAATTAATAGAATAGAAAAACAACTTATTCCTGGATTTACATTAACATTAAAAACACGACCATTAGTTGTTTCTAAATTAGAAGAATTTTTTAGAGAGAAAGCTCTTATGATTCATTCACAACGATTGGTAGATGAATTATTTGTGTTTATATATAACGGCCCAAGAGCAGAAGCAATGCTTGGTTACAATGATGATTTAGTAATGTCATTGGGTATGGGGTTATGGATTAGAGAAACAGCTTTACGGTTAAGGTCGGAGAGTATAGAATTACAAAAACGTGCAATAGCAGGCGTATCATCTAATCAAGGAATTTATATACAGAATGAGAATGAAAATGATTCTTGGATTTTGGAGACAGGTAAAGAAAAAGAATCATTAGAATGGTTAATTAATTAAGTGAGGTAAAAGATGGCACAGAAAAATTTATTCAGCAGACTACAAAGATTATTTTCTACAAATGTAATTGTAAGAAATGTTGGTGGTAGAAAATTAAAAGTTGCTGATACAAGTAGATTTCAATCTATTGCAAAACATTCTCTTGTAGATAGATATCAAAAAGTTTATCTTGGTGCAGGATTAAGCGGATATTCAGATTCTATGTTTACAAAGTCAATGAGATTGAATTTGTTTAAAGATTATGAATCAATGGATAGTGATGCAATTATATCTTCTGCATTAGATATTTATGCAGATGAATCTACGATGAAATCAGAATATGGAGAAGTTTTAGAAATTAAAACAGATAATGATAATATTAAAACTATTCTTCATAATTTATTTTATGATATTATTAATATAGAATTTAATTTATGGCCCTGGATTCGTAATATGTGTAAGTATGGCGATTTCTTTTTACAATTAGAAATTGATGAGAAATATGGTATTTCTAATGTCGTCCCCTTATCAGTTTATGATGTTAGTCGAATTGAAGGACTAGATGAAGAAAACCCACATTATGTTAAATTTATGTTGGAAACCCTCGAATCACAGCATAGTTATAAAAATGTGCAAACACCACATCAAAGACAAGAATTAGAAAATTATGAAGTAGCACATTTTAGACTACTTTCAGATTCTAATTATCTTCCGTATGGTAAATCACAAATTGAAGGTGGTCGTAAAATTTGGAAACAATTAACTCTTATGGAAGATGCTATGTTAATTCATAGGATTATGAGAGCACCAGAAAAAAGAGTTTTTAAATTAGATATTGGTAATATACCACCAGCTGAAGTTGATAATTATATGGAAAAAATTGTTAATAAGATGAAAAAGGCTCCAGTTATGGATACGGATGGTGACTATAATTTGAAGTATAATATGCAAAATATTACAGAGGATTTCTTTTTACCTGTTCGTGGTGGTGATAGTGGAACAGGTATTGATTCACTACCAGGTTTGACCTATGAAGCTATAGATGATATTGATTATCTTAAAAATAAACTTTTATCTTCATTGAGAATACCTAAAGCGTTTCTTGGATATGAAGAAGAAGTTGGTTCGAAGGCAACTTTGGCGGCAGAAGATGTTCGGTTTGCACGCACAATAGAACGATTACAGAGAATTACATTATCTGAATTGACAAAAATAGCAATAGTTCATTTATATGCACAAGGATTTACTGATTCTGAATTAGTTAATTTTGAATTGGGGTTGACAAATCCTTCTACAATTTATGAACAAGAAAAAATTGAATTGTGGAATAATAAAACTTCATTGGCGGAGTCAATGGTTAGAGATGGTTTAATGTCAAGTAAATGGATTTATGAAAATATTTTTGGTTTTACAACAGAAGAAATAAAAGAAATTAGTGATGAAATTATAGATGATTATCAACAAAAATTTAGAAGAAGTCAAATTGAGACTGAAGGTAATGATCCAGCAGAAAGTGGACAAGCCACTGGAACACCATCAGATATGGCTATGGGAAGAACAAGCCATGAATTGGATGATCTTGGGCCAGAAGGAGGTTCACCGCCTGGCGGCTGGAAGGGTGCCGGGAAACCAGCAGAAGGGCCTAAACACGGAAAAGATAGTTCTGTGAGGGGAAGAGATCCTTTAGGGGCTCACGATAAAAAGAAAGGTGCCAGTGGAAGTCCAAAATATGGTCATACCTTTAAAGGCGGTACACCACTTGCATTAGCTCATTTGGATTTATTAAAGAAAACAATGGGCAAAAAGGATAGGGAAATTATAACTGAAACTTCGGAATTAGAGACAGAATACAAGAAAGAGGTAACTTCTGTTAATAACGGGGATGAAGATGAATAATTATTGTTTAACTTTATATTTATATTTGAGTAAATATAATTAAAAATTGGAGTATTATATAATGGCTCGTAAATTGAAGCATTCTAAAATAAAGAATACAGGGATTCTATTTGAATTATTGACAAGACAAATAACAGCTGATGTTTTAAATAATAAAGAATCCAAATCTGTTAGATTAATAAAACAATATTTTAATGAAAATACTCAATTGGGTAAAGAATTGCAATTTTATCAACTATTAACAGAAAAACGTTGTTATTCACAAGAAAAAGCACTTCAATTAATTGAAGCTGTTGTTAAATCGAGAAAAAAAATTAGTAGTTCTGAATTAAGACGTGAAAAATATAATTTAATTAAAGAAATTAAGAGTAATTATAGTGTAGTTGATTTTTTTAATGCAAGAATATCAAATTATAAGGTTTTTGCTTCTATATATAAATTATTTCAATCAGAAACTATTGATGAGGATTTTCATCCAGAAGAATCAATTGATGCAAAATTTACAGTTTTAGAGCACATTACAAGTAAAAAAATAACTAAACAAGAAAAACAAAGTGAAATTGTAGAATTATATAAAGAAAAAGATAAGGATTTGAGATTGCTTACTTATCAAATTCTTGTAGATAAGTTTAATAGTAAATATAAAACATTAAATGAATCACAAAAGACATTACTGAAAAAATATATAAATAATATTTCTAATACAAATTCATTAAAAGAATTTATTAGTATTGAATCTTTTTCTGTAAAAAATCAATTAAAAAAAGAATTGATAAAGGTGGAAGATAAAATTACAAAAATAAAATTAACAGAAGCTATAAATCAAATAAATAGTCTTTCAAAAGGAAATATTGTTAAGGATAAACAGGTTTTAACTCTTATGAGATATTATGAATTAGTTAAGGAGTTGAAGAATGTCCACAAAAATTGAGCTTTTAAGAAAGTTTATTAGAGAAATAGTAAAACAAGAATTACAAGAGGCCTCGGTAACTGCAAATTTAGATGGAGGTGAAGGCCCACCTAAAACACCCTATGCATTCCAGGGAAAAAGAAAAAAAGATAAAGAAAAAGAAAATAAGATAGCAACTAATTCTACTGGATATAGTAAAGTGAATGAAGGTAAATACCACGATTACAGAAATGACGAATCTTTAACAGCAAGACAAAAAATTGGTTATTCGATGAGAGAGATTCGAGATCATCTTGTGGAAATTGATAAATTAACTAAGATGAATGTAAGATTGAAGACTGAAATGGGTGTTGATTCAAGATCATATTGGAAAAATACTCATAAGGCGATGAGAAAAATTAGTGAAAGGTTAGTAAAATTAGCCAATAAAATCGGTCAACTTTATTAATCTTTATATAATGAAGAATCCATCTTGGAATAACGATGGACTTAATTTTTTAGGAAAGCTTTTAAGTCTATCTAATTTGAAAAAACGTTGGCTTATAGAAGAAACTAAAGTCAGGGGTGAAGAACCAAATAAGGTAGAAACAATTAAGTTTATTGATAAGTGGCTTAAACAGTTGGAATCAATGAGGGAAGAAATTATTAAATTGAGAAGTTAAATGATTAAATTAAAAAATATATTAAAAGAATCCTATGTGTGGGAGAGAAAATTTGGTGAACCTTTACCGAAACTTATCTTAGATACTGTATTATCTGAACAAACTCCAGCGGAAATGAAACGTTTTAAAAAGAAAATAAGCAAATTAAAAGATTTAGAGGGAAAATTCAGAAATGCTATGTACGATGCATCTGAAATTTTACGCAACAGCACAGATACCGTAAAGGTAGCAAGAGAATTAGAAAGTGAATATAAGAAAAATATAACGGTGTTTATGCGTAGTTTAATGAGAATAGAAAAAAGAGTGAGATAATTATGTTAAGACAATTATTAGTAGATCATTTGCCGTTTAGTGTAAATGTAGAACATATAAATGAATCCATTAAAGAAAATAATGGAAAATTGGTTGTGCGTGGAGTTTTACAAAGAGCTGAATCGAAAAATCAAAACGGTAGAGTATATCCAAGAGAAATTTTAGTAAGAGAAGCTAACAAATATGCAAATTCTTTTATTAAAGAAAATAGAGCAATGGGAGAATTAGACCATCCTGAGAGTTCTGTTGTTAATTTACAAAATGTATCACACAATATTACAGAAATGCATTGGAATGATGATGATTTAGTTGGAACAGTTGAAGTTTTAGGAACTCCAGCTGGAAATATATTAAGAGAACTGTTTAAAGCAGGCATTAAACTTGGTATTAGTTCTCGTGGACTTGGTTCGGTGGAGACTGTTGCAGAAAATGATGGAACTCAAGAAGTTCAACCAGATTTTGAACTTATAGCATTTGATTTTGTATCAAATCCATCTACTCAAGGTGCATTTATGCATCCTATGACTGAAAGTGTTGATGAAAAAGAATTAAGAACTCCAATAGAGTGTGGAAAATATTGTAAAGTAGAATCAATTGTTCACGACATTATAACTGGAGTATAATAAATGATTAGTTTAAAGTCATTACTTAAAACAGTAAGGGAAGCAAAAATTACTCCACCAAAAAAAGGAGTGGATACTCCATTAGACGCCAAGGTTCAAATAGAGGGATATGGAGTAATGACAAGAAAACAACTTCAACAGAATATTAAAAGATATGTGGGTGAAGTAACTAAATATGTGAAAAGTGGTGATTCAAGTAAAGCCCTTGCTGTTTTGTATAAACGTGGAGTTTTAAAAGCTTTTTTAGAAACTGATATAGCTCATAGTGGAGAATAAAAT